TGACCATGCCGGCTCACTAGCTGGGCTTGTGGGGGACATGGCTAAGAAGGTGCTGCAGATAGACCTGATGCCGTGGCAACTGCATGCTCTTGAGGGGATGCTTGCGGTTGACGCTGATAACAAGTTTGTGCATCGCTCGAGCCTTGTGTCGGTTGCGCGTCAGAACGGTAAGACCACAATCATCCAGGCGCTCATCTTGTTTTGGCTTGTGGAGATGCCCAAGATACGAGGACAAAAGCAGACTATTGTTTCGGGCGCGCACAGACTTGACCTTGCATGTTTGTTGTTTGATGATTTGGCACCAATCCTTGAGGAGTACTACGGCGCAAAAATTGTCAAGTCTTACGGCCGTTATCAGGCCACCATGCCAGACGGCAGCAAATGGTGGGTCAAAGCATTAAAGCCAAACCAAGGTCACGGTATGTCAATTGATTTGGTCGTGGTGGACGAGTTGTTTGACGTCAACCCCGATTCCGTGGAAGGCGGTCTCCTGCCGGCACAGCGCGCACGCAAAAATCCTTTGGCGTGTTTCTTCAGCACAGCTGGCACCGAGGAATCTGTACTTTTCCAAAGGTGGCGAGAGGCGGGCATTCGAGCAATTGACAAAGGCGAACCGTCCACGATGTACATGGCGGAATGGTCGCCTGACCCAAGCCTTGACCCGTTGCACCCAGCGTCATGGGCGTGGGGTAATCCTGCACTCGGTCACACGTTGGACATGGACACAATTAGGCAAGAATCCACCAACCCTGATCGGGCGTCGTTTTTGCGCGCATCCCTCAACCTGTGGGTGAGTGTCGTGCGCGGATGGATTGAGCCTGGTCGCTGGCCGTCCTTGGAATACCACGGTGAGGTGCCTAGCGGTGGGGTCGTGGCTATTGAGTCGTCGCTGGATGACTCCCGATACAGCGCGACCAGATGCGTCAACCTGTCAGACGGTCGAGTGCTTGTCACCGTCGCATTTATTGCCGAGTCAATTACAGAGCTGTGGGACAACGTGCAAGAACTTGCCAAAGACCCGACGATCAGGTTTGCCTTATCGCCGACCGTGGACGCAACCTGCCCGCCAAACATTGAGCGCCGCAGGGTCGTGGTCGGTTACGCCGAACTTGGACGGTTTACACCGCTAGCCAAAAACATGATCGCCGAAGCGCGACTGTTACACACGGGAGAAAAACTGCTTGCCGAACATGTCCAGCGCGCTGTTGCTGTTCGCACCGACAACACGATCGTTCTGTCAAGCAAGCGATCACCTGGGCCAATCGAATTGGCGCGCACAATGGTCTGGGGTATCGGCATGTGTGCCCGTCCTGTCAACAGCGGAAAGCCCATGCTTGTCGCAGTAAATAACTAAGATAAACGCGGCGACCGCGCACCTTGCCTTTTGTCGGAATCGGATAAGTCATGCGCGGTTGCCACTTATATGACAAAGTAGGAACATGGCGATCTTTAACAAAACCAAAAAAGCAGCGATAAGCCCAGCGCCAAGCAAGGCGGCTGCGGCTGGCGGTTTCGCACCAGGTTATTCATCGTCAAATGTTGGCGTAAACATGATCGGCCAGTACTACACCTACCGCGAAGGCGAAGCGCGTAACGCGGCAATCAGCGTCCCAACGATCAACCGCGCTCGAGATTTGATGGCGTCTGTTATTGGCTCAATGCCATTGCGCTCATACAACGAGTTTTGGAACGGCGAAGAAATGGAACGCATTTACATCGCGCCCCGTTCATGGATGCGCCGACCAGACCCAACCGTGTCCGCGCAATTTCTCTTTAGTTGGACACTTGATGACCTCATGATGTTTGGCAGAGCGTTCTGGTACATCACATCGCGCACCGCTGACGGCTATCCAGCATCATTCACTCGACTACCTGCTGGTTCAATTACCACCACCGACATGGCTGGTCCTGTGTGGTTCGCTCCATCGTCACAGGTGTATTTTCAAGGCGGAGAAATTGACCCAGCAAATCTTGTGCAATTCTTGTCTCCAGCACAAGGTCTGATTTACTCGGCACCTGGCGCAATTGAAACCGCGCTTAAGTTAGAAGCTGCGCGCAACCGAAACGCATCGTCAAGCATTCCTGCCGGCGTACTCAAACAAACTGGTGGCGAACCACTTAGCGCGCAAGAACTTGCTGATTTGGCTAGCGCTTTTAATGCCGCTCGAGCAACTAACCAGACTGCAGCGCTTAACGAGTATTTGACATACACGGAAACAAACAGCACGCCAGACAAGATGCTTTTAATTGAAGCGTCGCAATATCAGGCGTTGGAAATGTCACGTCTTGCGAACGTGCCACCGTATTTGGTTGGCGTTGCTACTGGCGCCTACTCGTACCAATCATCACAACAAGCTCGCGCCGATCTTTACTTGTTTGGCGTAAAACTGTATGCAGATGCAATTGCTGGCGCGCTGTCAATGGACAACGTGCTACCGCGCGGAACATACGTCGAGTTTGATGCAGATGAATACCTAGAAGAAAACTTTATGGCCGATCGCATGGACAATGAAGAAGTAGTTGTAAGAGAAAACACCCAAGAGGAGTTAGCACGATGATTAAGTTAATTGCAGGAGAATTCACGGTTGACGCCGCAATCGGCGAAGCACCAAAACGCACGATCTCTGGAACCGCAGTTCCGTACAACGTGCCGGCAACAGTTTCGGATGGCACAGCTGTGATCTTTCGCCCAGGCTCATTGCCAGTTGAAGGAAAAGCGCCACGCCTGTTTATGTACCACGATGCCAGCCAACCAGTAGGCGTTGTCACCGAGCGCGTGGACACCGAAGAAGGCATGATGTTCAGCGCCAAGATCAGCGCAACGACGCTTGGCAATGACGCTTTAGTCATGGCCTTGGACGGCACCATTGACCAAGTATCGGTGGGCGTAAACCCAACCAAGTTCTCGTATGACGAAGAAGGCACAATGATCATTGAGTCAGCCGACTGGATGGAATTGTCCCTAGTTCCGATCGGCGCTTTTGGCGATGCCGCAAACATCACCAAAGTTGCAGCGAGTATCCACCAAGAGCCCGAAGAAGTAGTGTTAAATGAAGAAGTAGTCCCAGAACAGGAGATAGAACCCATGTCAGAAGTAACCGCACCAGCAGTTGAGGCAACAATCCCAACCGCACCAATTTTCGCACAAGCCAAAAAAGAATTTGTTCTGCCAACAGCAGGCGAGTTCATGGCCGCTTACCACATCGGTGGCGACACGTTTAAGAACATGAACGCTGCAGTAGCAGAACACACCGCGTCAAAGCGCACCGCGTTGCAAGCAGCTGCAGGCGACGTGATTACAACTGACACACCTGGTCTTTTGCCAGTTCCAGTTCTTGGGCCATTAGTTCAAGACCTGAACTTTTTGCGTCCAGTAGTTGATGCAGTAGGCGCTCGCGCTTATCCAGACAGCGGACAATCAAAGACATTTATCCGTCCTACGATTACCACGCACACAAGCGTTGCATCACAGGCAAGTGAATTGTCTTCAGTATCTGCAACAACCATGGTGATTGCAAGCAACTCGGTCACTAAGACAACACTTGCTGGACAAGTTACTTTGTCGGCACAAGACATTGATTTTACAAACCCATCGGCAATGCAGTTGATCTTGAATGACCTCATGGGCGAATACATGATTGCATCAGACAACGTTGCAGCAGACAACTTGCTCACCGCAGCAACCTCGTCTGGCGTTTGGGACTTGACCGTTGCTGACTTGTTGAAGTCGGTTTACGACTCCGCAGTTGACATTTCAACCAACCGCAACTGGACACCTACGCACATGTTCGTAAGCCCAGACGTATGGGGCCAACTTGGACAACTAGCCGACACAACTGGCCGTCCAGTATTCCCATTCATTGGTGCAGGATTGACCGGTCAGAACGCACTTGGCGACGCAAGCGCATCTTCATGGAACGGCAACCCACTTGGCTTGCAGTTGGTAGTTGACAGCAACTTCGCTGCAAAGACCATGATCATCACCCGCGTAGGTCAAGGTGCAGGCGATGCGTACGAGTTTTACGAATCAATCCGTGGCTTGCAGTCATTTGAGAACCCAGCAACCTTGGGTCGCAACATGAGCTTCTATGGTTATGTTTCAACTTTCGCTGCAATTTCAGGAATGATTCGCAAGATCACCCAGGCTTAGTCGAGAGCGGAGCAACCGCTCATGGCTACATACACAGTTACTAACAAGTACCTAATTGACAACTTTGCCGTACTGCAACTCCTAACCCCATCGGAGATTGCAGTCGGCAGTTCAATCACGGTCGCTGGAGTTGACGCAACATTCAACGGCACTTACTCGGTGCGCGCATTGCCACAGTATTTGTTCCTTGGCATTGATACGCAAGGCGACCTGCTCTACGACTATCAGGTTCCAATTGCCGATCAGGTGCTTTACGCCAAGACCGCAAGCGATGTCGAGCGTGTTGCCGCGTCTGGAACTGTTGCTAATGACCCTGTTTGCGCGTGGGTGACAGCCGCGCAAGTGATGTCTTATCTCGGCATCACGATCACCAACCCGTCAGACGATTACACATTGCTCACGCAATCTGTGTCAGCTGGTAATCAGTTCTGTTATCGCAGGCGTCAGGAATCGGGCTACATCGACTCCCTAACGACCTCACCAGGCGGTGACGCAACATTGGGCACTTTGATGTATTGCGCCGCTCTGTGGCGCTCTAGGGGCTCAATAGAGGCAACCTACGCCACGTTTGACGGCATGGGTTCGGCACCACAACAAAGCCTGACCCCGATCGTCAAGCAATTGCTTGGCATCCCCCGTCCAGCGGTTGCCTAATGTCTTACACCGACCTGTTTAACGAAGCGATTGATGACGTTACAGCGACGCTGACCGCTGTGTCTGGGCTCCGTGTAATAAATGACCCAACACGTCTCGTTCCTAACTCGGTCTATTTGGACGCGCCAAACTTCACCACGTTTGCTGGCAACGGCAACATCGTGCGCCTCGAGTTTCCGATCAAGGTCATTGGCTCTGGGCCTGCAGGTCTGCCGGTACTCCGCTCGATCTTGAGCATTGTTGCAAGTGTGCTCAATTCACCGATCATTGTTATGGCTGGCCGTCCGTCAAGCCTTGAGATTGGTGGCGCGTTGTACCCGTGCTATGACCTTGATTGCGCTATCCAAGCCCAGACCGCATAATCCACAACTACCGAACACAAATCATCTACTATCAGAACAGAACTTAAGGAGCAAACATGCCAGCATCAACTTACCTCTCGAATCCAACAGTCAAGATTGGAACCGCAATCGGCACCATTGTTGACATCACCGATCAGGTCAGCGCAGCAACGTTGACTGTGACTGCAGAAGCTCTCGAAGACACCGCATTCGGTCAGACTTCACGCACCATGACTGCAGGCTTGTTTAGCAACTCATTGACCTTGACTGTGTACGCATCGTATGCAGCGTCAGAGTCGTACGCGGTTCTTGCACCGTTGCTTGGCACTAAGTGCACCGTCAAAGTAAATCCAAGTAGCGCTGCTGATTCGGCAACTAATCCAGGGTTTATTTTGACAGACACCTATTTTTCTAGCCTGCCTGTCGTGAACGCGTCCTTGGGTGAGCTTTCGGTTTACGAGATCGAGCTCCAAGGGGGCACGTACTCGGTTGACGTAACCGCATAATCAACGGCTCCAAGCCGACATAGGAGAACAATGAAAATTAAATTGCAGTTAAGGCGCACCCCCGACAGCGCCCCAGAGTATTACTACACCAACTTGTTTGTGGTCACGGAATGGGAACGGCTTGAACGTCGCAACATTCAACAGCTCTCATCGTCACCGCTTTATTCGGATTACTGCTGTTGGATGCACACGATCTTAAAGATCAAAGGCGAACAGGTCGGCGACAATTGGCGCGAATGGATTAGCAAAAACCCTGACATCGACATCATGCCGGTACTGGACGAAACTGATACAAACCCTACGGACGCGGCACCTACCGCCGCCAACTAGCAGAGGTTTTGGTCGCGGTCGGTTGGTGGCCTAGCGACATTGCGTTTGACTCACGGGATTTAGCAACAGTTGTTAAGGTTCTCAACGAGGCAAACAAAAAGAGGTAACTATGGCAGTCGAAGCAAACATTGAAGTCGCTGGCATCAAGGACGCGCTCAAAACGCTAAACCGCATTGACAAAAGTTTGCGTCGCGAAATCACCAAAGATTACAAACGAATCACGCAAAGCGTTGTTGATGACGCATACCAGGCAATCCCTCTTGGCCCACCTTTACGCGGTATGGCTCGCAAATGGACTGTGCGATCTGGTGCTGAATTGTTGCCATGGGGACAACTAAACCAACGCGTTATTGCAAAAATCAACACCAAACGCGTCAAAGAATATGCAGGGCAAAACGTCAACTTGGCCACGTTCACGGTGCGCTGGGAAAACCCAGACGCAGGATTGTTTGACTTTTTATCGAGCGGAAGACTTGGCAGACAACTAAACATCAAGTTCGGTCAGCCGTCGCGAGTAATGTGGAAATCATGGGAACGCAACAAAGACGACGTGAACGCGCGTATGACCGAATTGGTCAAGCGTGTCATGGACGCAACTTCTAAGGAACTTGACTAATGGCTGTTGTATTACCCATCGTCTCCGAGTTTGACGGCAAAGGCATCAAGAAAGCAATTGCCCAGTTTAAGCAACTGGAAACTACGGGAGAAAAAGCCCAGTTTGCTATCAAGAAAGCGGCGGTGCCTGCAGCTGCGGCGCTTGGCGGTTTGGCATTGGCCATTGGTGATGCCACTAAAGCAGCAATGGAAGATCAGCAGGAGCAAGCTAAATTAGCGCTGACTTTGCAGAACGTCACGGGCGCAAGTGCTAAACAAACTAAAGCGATTGAAGAACAGATCAGCGCAATGAGTCGAGCGTCTGGCATTGCTGACACCGATTACAGAAAATCGCTTGAGGCTTTAGTCCGCGGCACTAAAGACGTTGACATCGCCATGCGCGATATGAACCTTGTCATGGACATCAGTACAGCGCTGCAAATGGACAGCTCTACCGTGGCCGACGCACTCGCTAAGGCATACCAGGGCAACTTTAAGGCGCTTCGATCATTGAGCCCAGAAATGGCAACCATGATTAAAGAAGGCGCAAGCCTCAATGAAATCATGGACGTGCTTGGCGGAACCTTTGGCGGAGCAGTATCTAGAAACGCTGAAACCGCTGCAGGGAAAATGGCGATTTTCAAGAACAGCATTGCCGAAACCAAAGAGTCAATCGGCGCCGCATTTCTGCCGGTGCTCGAAGCAGTCCTGCCAAAAATGAACGCATTTGCTCAATGGGCACAAGACAACCCGCAAGTGTTTACGCGCATCGCTTTGGCGATCGGCTCAATAGCAGCAGCAACCGTCGCGTTAAACGTGGCAATGAAAACTAATCCGTTGGTGCTTGCCGCAGCTGCGGTCGTTGGCATGGCCGTTGGCTTTAACAAATTGGCTGACGCAATTGGTCGCGTTAACAGCGCAGCAAGATACTTTATTGAAAAGATCATGGTTGCGATTAACCCTGCGGTCGGTCTAATGGCCAACATTCTTAGGCCGTTTAACAGCCTGCTTGGCATTGGCAACGACAGCCCAGTTGCAACACCAACAACCAACTTGCAACAAATTGAGGCAAGCCAAAGAGCTGTAAGCACGTCAATTCCAACGATGCCGACTATCCCGTCAATTGCTTTGCCAGCAGGATCTAGCGGTAGTGGCGGTAATGGTGGCTCATCTAAGCCTGCAACGATCAGCAGGGAAATGCAAAAAATCGCCAACATGGAAACGATTAACGCACCACTCTCAACACTTAATCCTGGTGCACAGTTCGGCATTCAAGAACGCATGGCAAACGTGAACATCAACGTCACAGGCGGGCTTGCTACTAGCGCGGAGATCGGTGAATCGGTCGTTAACGCTTTGCGCGCCTATTCGCGTAGCGCTGGGCCGTTGCAGTTACAGGTGGCCTGATGCCAGGCGTAGCGGTCGTTGACTCTGGCAACTATGACCTACAAATTGCCACAGGGTTTGTGCAGGATGCTTTTATTCTTGACGACCCAGTTAGAGGCGTGCTAAATAACACCGAGTACGTGCTTAACGGTACAAGCGAGTTCGCCAACGTGATGGATTCGATCACAAGTATCAATGTTCGGCGCGGTCGCCGTGACGTGGGCGATCAGTTCAGCGCAGGCACAATGACATTCACCATTCAAGACGTGGACGGCATTTTCAACCCGTTTGACCAAAACAGCCCGTACTACGACACCCCACAAGCAAAGCCTGGGCTCGCCCCATTGCGCGAAGTGCGACTTATTCGTTACAGTTCCACCGATGTGCCAGAGTCATTGTTTAGCGGTTATGTCGTCAATTACGATTACAATTTTGCGCTCGGCGGCCTTGACACCGTGACCGTGTATTGCGCTGACCAGTTTTATCTACTCGCACAAACATTCTTAGACGAACTAAACGTCACGGCCGAAACATCAGGCGAACGCATAGAAACCGTCTTAGACCTGCCAGAAGTTGACTTCCCAGCAGGCGCTCGAAACATCGCCACAGGCACCGTCAACCTAGGCCACGACAGCAACTACACCGTGCCGGCAGGAACAAACGTGCTGCAATACATAACACAGATCAACGAAACTGCAGAGTTTGGTCGTTTGTTCATGTCACGGTCTGGTGTGCTTACATTCCAAAATCGCATAGGCAACACGCTGTCTGCATCGGTAGCCAATTTCCATGACGACGGCACAAACTACAAATACGACGGCGTGGGTATTAGTTTTGAGGCTGATTCCGTAATCAATAGATCGGTGCTCACAGCTCTTGATGGCAAAACTGCTACCGCAACCGATGCAGGTTCGATTGCCACATATTTTATTCAGACATCAAGCATCACAAACAGCCTGCTACACGAGCAAACAAGCATTGATGACGCTGCCGACTATCTGCTGAACCCAGAGCCCGAACCGCGGTACACGTCCGTGGCAACCAAATATCTGATGTTGACCACAGCCCAAAAGGACACTTTGGCGACCTTGGATATTGGCGACACGATTAGCGTAGAAAAAACGTTCCCTAGCGGTGCCGGCACAACCCAATTAGCGCAAGAGCTGTCAGTTGAGGGCATCGAGCATCGGCTGGATTTCAGCACAGGCCACAGCGTCCTTTACAGCACCGCGCCAACCACGATCGTGTTTGAGTTAATATTAAATGACGCGCTATATGGCACCATTGACACTACAAATGTTTTAGGATAGGAGCACTTATGGCAACAAGGCAAGACTTCACCGCAGGACAAATACTCCTCGCAGCAGAATTAGACGCAATGGCTACGGCCATGATCGCGCTAAACGCCCAGATTGGCACGTCTTACACAACAGTTTTAGGCGATGACGGCAAACTAATTACTTGCGATAACGGTTCATCAATCACGCTAACTATTCCACCAAACGGAACTGTCGCTTATGGCATAGGTACACAGCTCAACATCATGCAACTGGGCGAAGGAGTGGTAACAATCACCGCTGGCGCTGGCGTAACTTTGCGATCTCAAGCAAGCAAACTTAAAACAAACGGCCAATACGCTGTTGCTACTTGTTGCAAAATTGCGACCGACACATGGGTCGTTATCGGCAACTTGGCTTTGTAATTATGCAAATCTTGGCTGGCGTAGGCGCACCATTACCAGCACCAACGGCTGTTGAATATCTTGTTATTGCTGGCGGCGGCGGTGGTTCATCGGGAAGCAACCAAACAATCGGTGGCGGCGGTGGCGGTGCCGGCGGATATCGAACAGCAACGGGTTTTAGCATTGGAGCATCATTTACGGTAACTATTGGCGCTGGTGGTGCTGGTGGTAACTCTGGTGGAAGTGGTGGTTCATCGGGTTCTAATTCTGTTTTCAGCACGATCACATCAAATGGTGGTGGCAACGGCGGAACACAATCAAATAGCGGTTCAACTGGTGGTTCAGGCGGTGGCGGTGGCGGTGGTTCGGCTAACGCAGGGTCGGCTGGAACTGCTGGACAAGGTTTTGCTGGCGGTACTGCTGGTAGTGGTGGCACTTCTGGCGGCGGCGGTGGCGGTGGTGCATCAGCAATTGGCGGCAACGGAACGAATGGTGGAGATGGTGGCGCGGGCGGTGCTGGTTCAGCATCAAGCATCACAGGTTCTTCTGTAAGTCGTGGCGGTGGCGGTGGTGGTGGTAAAGGCGCAGGCGCTTATGGAACGGCAACTGCAGGCGGTGGTTCAAACGCAGTTGGAACAGCCAACACAGGTGGCGGCGGTAGTGGAAACGTAACTGGCATTGCAGCATTTGCTGGCGGTTCGGGACTTGTAGTTATTAGTTATGCAGACACTTTTGCCGACATCACATCAATTGATGGCGGTCTTACTTATGCAAGAACAGTTACAGGCGGAAAAAAGATTTATCAATTTACGGCAGGAACAGGAACGGTGACAGTATGACCGTTGCTTACTACGCGTTCCTTGACGAAAATAGTTACGTTACCGAAGTAATACCGGGCAAAGCAGGTTTAATTGACGGCGAAAAAGCAGAGATTTGGTATGGCAACTATCGAGGCCAAAAGTGTGTACGCACCTATTACAACGGCACAGACTATGCCGGAATTGGCTACTTTTATGACGAAACTTCTAAAGAGTTTATTCCGCCGCCAGAACCCGAACCATTAGAGCAATGAAATGGCGTCCTTTAGTCGGTTACGCGCTATTAGTCGTAGTGGTTGCTTGGGCGGTATCTAGTTGCGGTTATGACGGGTCATATCGTTACCCATGCCAAGACCCAGCCAACTGGCAGAAGCCTGAATGCGAACCACCGATCTGCAACCCATCTGGAACGTGCACAAGAGATTTGATTTATGAGACCACGCCTTAAGCCCGAGGAGCTCCACGCTCGACTAATCGTTGTTGTCGGCATCATCCTTGCCAGCGTGTTTGCCATCACCGTTCTTGGCTTTGTCTATGCGCTCATGTTTGTAACCCAACCGATCGGTCATCAAAGCCCAAACGACTCCGCATTTATAGACCTGCTATCAACCTTGACCGTTTTTATGACCGGCACGTTGTCAGGTTTAGTGGCCTCAAACGGACTAAAGTCAAAAGCGAAAGAAGGAGCCAAAGATGTTGAAGCCTAAAGACAAAGCCCTACTTGCCTCATACGGTCGCTCGGTCATCGCAGCGGTCATCGCGGTTTACTCAACAGGCAACACAGACCCAGCCGATCTAGGCAAAGCAGCGCTTGCCGCGCTTGTGCCAGTTCTCATCCGATATGTGAACCCTAAAGACCTGGCATTTGGTCGTGGCAATAGCCAAAGCTAAAGCAGGCGTTCCAAACGCACGCGACTACATAGGCAACGCGGACGGTGCATCACCAGCGCCACGTGCCGGCATGAACGAATGGATCAAGCAAGCGATCGCCGCATCAAATGGCGCGCTGTGGAATAACGGTTCTTGGGGTCAACGTGACATGCGCGGAAAGCCAGGTTCATTGTCGGTGCACGCAACTGGCAGAGCTGTTGATCTGTCGTATCGCAGGAGCGAAAAGAACCCAAAAGCAGGCCGTAAAGAAGCGCTTGTCTTTATTGACAAACTGGTTGCTAATGCCAACGATCTTGGTCTGCAATGTATTTTGGATTACTACCCAGAACCACAAGGTCGAGCATGGCGTTGCGATCGGTACGCATGGCTCAAATATGACAAGCCAACAATTCACGGCGCACCAGGTGGCGACTGGTTCCACATTGAGATCACACCACAGGCCGCAGATTCGGTGATCTTTGTAAAAGCCGCATTCTTAAAGGTGTTTGGGGAAATCCCACCTAAGGCTTGATCTATGTTCTAGGGTCGGAGTACCGACAAAAGGACAGGCAATGACTGACCCACAGATCTTTGATTACAGCGTCTATACAGGAGTGATGGACAACGGCCAAGAAATCTTGGTTCAG